AGTTGACATCTAAGGCTAGTTGGTAGTTGGTTAAGGTTCGGACTTCGTTGAAGTCTACTTCGTAGAGGTTGGCAACTCCAGGGTCAGCATCATGCTCGTTATAGAACTTCATTCTCATGGCCGTGACTTGTTGGGTAGAACCTATAGCTTTCTCTACCCATGTTTCGTCTGCAAAAACTCCCTCATAAATGTTATGCCAATCACTTGAATAGTAAACATCAAGGCTAATCTGTTCTATCGCCCCTGCAACATAATCAGCGTAAAACCTAACCTTGTCGCAGTATAACGAGGCATGAGTAAATTCTATATATGGTGTCCAGTCATTAGGCCCCGCTACACCAGTGTTGAGGGTGAATGTAGCCAAATTGTCATCATACGCAAATGCTTCGTTAGTCCAGTTAGTTCCTGAATCTACAAACCCTGTAGGATTTACCCAGTCACCGTCTGTAGTGCCTGTTACCGTAATCTTCTTGCGGAATGTGTAATTACTGAGCCATGCCATTTATGCTCCGAGCTTAAACTGCTGTTTTGCCTCTATGGTAAAGGTATCCCCTGAAATCATAGCTACGCCAGCATCGAGGCAACACTCCATAAACAGGGCATCATCATCGTCATTATATACGCCAAATCCAGTCACCGTTTCTGCGCCTGACGCAGTAAAGACATGATCCATTTCCACGGTGTCGTCTGTCTCTGTTGTGGTTGAAGTGGTTACGGTGTCGGCGTCTGCTAACTGTAAGCCGTTACCTACTATATGTATAGCTCCAGCACCGTTAGCAGGGCTGGCAAAGGTAGAATCCACATGGGCAATCGTGCATGCTCCCGAATACCCACTGGTACTTTTAACACAACTACCAGTACCATCTCCTGCCGTTCCCATCCGCTTTGCTATTTCACCAAAACCTTGTCCCGAAGGAACTTGTGTCTTTGCCATTTAGAACACCTCCTCAATTTGCTTTGGCTGACAAACCTTTAATCCGCTGCCATCTTGAAACTTTCTAAGGCGTTCTACGATCTCATGCGCAGCTTCATCGGGGTCTGTAGCTATTATTTCCTCTATTGCTTCCTCAATTACCTTATCTTGTATCTTTTTCATGCTTGCCTCCAAATATATTCTTGACCTTTTTAACTACTTCCCCTTTTAATTCACACATGATGCAAAGTTCATCCCAGCAGTCTTTATGATGTCCGCACTTAGGACACTTTTTACAGGACATCCCAAACACCATCTTTCATTAACTCTAAGGTATAATTCAACGTGGTTAAATTTAGTTTCCCTTCTCTGAATCCTTCCGGCAACACTTGCTCCCTGTTCTTCGTGCAATACTCTGCTCGCTTCCTGTTCCATTCTCCAAAGAAATACTGCCACCACCTACCATGAGGCGGTTGCTTTACAAAGACTCCCTCTATTCGATTTCCACACTTAGGGCATTGGCGAATAATTCTCAAATGCTTAACCCCTTTTACTATAGGATCAGGATTAAGTATTTTCTCTAGCCTCGTTCCGCACTCTACACATAGCCCGTCACCATGAACGATTGTACCTACAAATGTTTTAACGCCGCCTTTTGTTTTGCTTCTTATTAACATATTCTCTCCTTTTTATTATGATGCCCAAGGCCATGTTTCTACTGTCGCTACGGGGTTGGATGTCTGGAGACATCTGGTTACAATCACACTAATATCAAGCATGTCTGCTGTTCCCGTGTCAGACTTCAATCTAGCCCACAATTTTGAATTAGCATGTATGTGTCCCCCAAGTAGATTCTTGCTGGACTGCTCTAACTTCAACGGAGTACCAACAAACTTAACCCGTCTTTCTCCTGCAATCTGAGCCGTAGTGGGGTCATCTCCATCTACTGTGCTATATCCAAACTGGATAAGGAAAGTACCTGCTCTATTAGTTTGCTCAAACTCTATACCTGTTACTCTATAGTCAAAATCAACTGTGTCTATTGGTATAACCATAGTCCAGTTTCCAAATGTATCAGCGACAGCGGCAGTTGTAATCTGTGGTGCTACTTGAGTGTCCTGTGGATAAACCCGTGTCCTTGATTCCCATTTATGTTCTAATATAGCCGTGTCACTTAATAAATTGTCCACGTCTGAAGGTATGTTAGCTGCTGCCAGTTCATCTAAATAAACAGCCCTTGCAGCCGTGTAACTTGTTAAAGCAGTTGCCAGAGCATCAGTCCAGGTAGCCTGTAGCGTGGCATCGTCCGTCCCTCTCATAGCATCACCGTCTAGCCCTGCTACATCAGCCGCTATCGTGGTTGTATCTGTTGCAATTCCTAGAATTGATGCGGTTAACCTTCTTAAAGTTCCAATTAAATCTATCATGGATACCCCAACTCAAATAATAATCTATGTTCATCTGCAGTCAAAGCTCTTGACCATGCTCTAGGTCTGTGAAATCTGGCCTTCCACCATTCTGAATCCTCTGTAAATCTACACCCTATTCTGAAATCATTGGCAGCACTTGAAGCTGGGTCTTGTAAAACACCACTTACTGTTGTTATTGGCAGTCCATCCCTGTAGTGATACCCCGTAGTTCCAATACGAGAATAACCAAATAAATGCCATTGAGAATAAGCCCAACCTAACGAATATGAGCCTGTCCTAGTTCCACCATGATGATGACGGACTGTTAAAATCCTCGATGCCCCCGAAGTGTATAAATAGACCTCCCAACCACTTACATCAACAACATACTTGTTCATTATATGCTGGTCATCTTCACCACTATCTTCATAGTAAAACCATATCGCTAGACTGTAATCCGTTGATGTAAAATTAAGGTTAGGACAATTTGCCGCTGGTATGTCTATGAATTGCTCCATGTCTAGGAAAGGATTTGCTCGATTGATACTCAACCCGTATCTCCAGCTACCTGTTTGCAACCACAACAGGCCACCTACTGTTGCGTGTGTCGTTGCAGTTGAGTGGTTTCTTGACTCATCGTGAAGTAGAGTACCAGTAGCCTCTAGCATTGAAAGGTCTAACTCTATATCTTCGTTAATTCCTAAGCTGTCATAAAATGTTCTAGCCATTATATTTCGTAGAACACTTCCCAATCGTAATCCCTGTTAGTTCCTACGGTCTTTTCTATTGTAACCTGGACTCCAAACCTATTAGGCTCTAAAGTAATATTGATTAACTCAGGTGATACCGCTCCTGCATATGTCAATTCGTCTTGTAAAATCAAAGCCCCTGCTATTCGTATTCGACAGTACATCCTTAGTACAACAGTCTCCCCTGCTGTGTGGTCTGTGAAATCTATCTTCACACATATAGGATTGTATACTCCAAGGGGTGCGTTGTTGACGTAAACATTCTGTTCCGTACCGTCAGTTGTTACCGTTCCGCCTGTTTCTGCTAACGTAGGCAAGCCAAGAACTACCGCTAGTATCGTTACTATATTAGCTGCTGCTGTGGTTAATAAAGCTAGAATAGCATTACAAATTGCAGTAAGAGGAGCAAGGTTAGCAGAGTTAAAGACTTTCATTTAATTACTACCCTCTGATATTGATAGGTTCAGTCCACCACTCTCGCAAATAGCATAGATTTCACCATAGAACATATTGTCGGTCTGAATACGACCTACTCCGCTTGGATAGACAGCGTCACCACTTCCAAAGACAGCGGCGTTTCCTTCTGCGAGATAGCATACCTCATCACCTGTATTAACAAACTGGCAGAATACCCTGCGGTTATTTGCGGCTCGCACAAGCGTTGACACAGCATTTACCGTAGCGAAGGTATCATCTATAGTTACAATCGGAAAGATGCGAGGATCAGGCATCAGGTATATCTCCGTCTGCAAGTACGTCAAATTCTGTGAAATAAATAGGCCATTTCATAGCACCCTTTCTTTCACATTCAGAAACGGTACACTTATTACCTGACCTTAAATGGCAGTTGACCTCTTTGCAGTATTTATCGTTGTATGGAATCCTATCGTCTGGCATTATTCACCTACCAAAAAGTCACTGTAAAGTTACCAGTAAACGTACCATCGTATTGAAGGTGAATACCAGTTGTCATTTTACAATCATATATGAATGTCATAGGCTGGCATGATACATGAATATTACTTCTCAATATCAAAGTACCTATCAGAGTGCCTGTATTGTCTATGCCATCATATACGGCAACATCACCTACGGCTGTCATGCCGTTAAATATTATCGAATGTAGTACACAAGGCCCAGCACAAACTTCAGGATCAGTAGTTGCAATTACATTAACTTTATTCCAGGGAAAATCAACTATTGGATTTGGCATATTAACCTCCATTTATACCCTAGCAAGTGGGGACAGGAAAGGAGAGTAACCTGCCCCCACGAACTAGCAACAATGTTAATAGACTATATGGAATTTACGAGTCCACCAGCGTAGGTAGCTCTCCAGTCTAGTCTAGTCACTCCACAAACCAAGCGCACTCTGTAGAATACGTTATCAGTTGCGAAGTCTCCCTCCATAGGCCCGATAGGACCTCCACCAACATTGACCTTATCCGATGCCTTCATACAGATTTCAGGTCGCTCGTGTCCACGTAAATGAGCAAACTCAAGAGCGGCTATATCGTTAGGGTCAGCGAACAGATACCAACTAGTTTCTCCATCTGAGGTATCCATGATAGGCATGTATGGGTCAACTATTAGAGTAAGCCCCATCTGTGCTACCACGTTGTTAGTTGGATAGGCTATTGCCGCACCGGCAGCCGCAGTCCACATCTTTGAAGTCGATGATAGAATCTGTCGCGCTGTCATTTCCAGAGAAGGCGGTACTACTAAGTATTTCGCCCTGTTCATTATTGGTTCACTATTGGCATCGTGGAATGCAGCCATCGTTTCCAGCCCTGTCTCTAGGTTGGCAATGGTTAAAAGGGCATCAGTAGCATTAGACTGATCAGGTGCTACTCCGCCATCGGAGTATAGAGCGCCCGCATTGGCATGGCTTACAGCATCGTAATCATTGGCATAACGATTGGTTAGTATTCGATGCTCAGTTCTTATCGCAGCAGTAGCGAATCGCTTCGGGGTATCCTGTAAAGCACCTAAGTCATCGTTGATTAAGGTCTCCCAGGATATGTCGAACTGGCGACCATATTTCTTGACTGCTATCTCGTACTTGTCTTCTTCACGGTCACTGGCTAGATATTCTCCCTTCTCTGCCACTTCTGCCAAGTACTGGTCACCATTGGTAATAGCAAATCTATAGGCAGTCTTAAAGTCCCTTACAGTAGACATCTTGGTAAATGCCTTCCATACTGGGTCAACTGCTTTATAGCTTGCGAGAACTTGCCTGTCCAATACATCACCGAACAGGTAAGGGAAGTCTGATGTGGTCAGAGCTTCCTTTAGTTTATATTCGTGTAAATGGGATTTGTCACCAGCAGCATTACTGAGCAGTTTATTAAAAGAAGTAATCTCTGCATCAGTATGCCTTATGCCCCTTTCATTAAAGGACGCATAACCATCCCAGTCCTCCATTAATTTCATTAGTTCCATTGTTATCCTCCTGTGTTTATTTCTATTGTCTGGTTTAGGATACGATCTACGAGTTCCACGTCAGCACGGCTTTGGGCAGGATAAACCTCAATAGCAGCCTTTATCCGTCCATATTCTTCCTCCTCCAACATTATCTCGTCTTGAGCTTGCTCTATTTTCATAGCTAGAATGTTCTGCCTGATTAGGGCTGCTCCCATTAACTTCAATGCTGGCATAAAAAGGACATTAATAACGGAATCCTTGACACTAAAGGGGGCTTTTATTTCAATGGGTAAACCATCGCCCCCTCTAACCTTTTGTGTTATTTCGTAGTTGCGTAAATCTAACTTTCTCATTTTCTTCTCCTTTTATTTTTACTTAGTCATAGTCAGCATAGAGTCTGACATAGCAAACCCCGATACCAACAATGTCAAACATCGGTACATAGCCTATTGGCGTATCGGCTTCTGTTATAGCAGCATGATAAGCCACTGAAGTAGGATTGGCAGCAGCTATGACACAATGAGCAGTACCCGAAGATGCAGCCGCATTGACTCTAAACCAATCGAGTCTGGCAGGATTTGCCCCAAGGTCAATAGCCATATTCTGGCATACAACCCAATTCGCAGTAATATCCTCACTACCACCGCCAGCATACATACCTTCATCCCATGCTACTAATAGGTAAGTTCCACCAGTACCATCAAAGGTAGCCTGTGGTTCTACCCATATACCCCCACCATAGATACCTTCATCCTGGACTCCCGAAAGTTGCGCTGCAAAGTAACCTGCCACGCCAGTTGACCGTCCCCCTGCGTGGATTCCTACCCAATGATGGCCATATTCATAAGCTCCATCAGGGCAAGTCGCATAGCGTATCTTTTCCTGTTCTGGCCAAGGTGCGCTATGAACCTTGACTGCAATTACACCACTTCCGCCAGCAACCATGCTACCTAGTGCCTTCCCAAAGAATATCTGATGAGCAGAATCGTTCATTTTGCTTATTTCCGCATCACCTGTTCCATCTGCATCGGCCGCTCCTGGTAATGAACCTGCTCGGATATACAGACAATCACCTATTTCTATATTACTGCCCCCTGCATCGTCCTCTGCATATACGGTTAGATTCCATATTCCCTCTGTGTCTATGGCAATGAAGTCTCCTGCGGCCGCAGCACTTGTAAATGCAACACCTACTATATTCCCATAAGTACCTGGTACAGCGGCATCACATACTATAACTGGGTCGCCCTTATTCACTAACCCATCTGTTTGTTTAGGATGTATCAATTCCTGTTCTGTTACTGTAACGTGCCTACCCTCAAACGTAGATGATACCTCTGTTCCTGCTGTTAAATCTCCTGGATAAGCTCCTACTGTTATTCCTGGCATTTTGTTTACCTCCTAAATTTTAATTTCAGTCTATCGACTGCTTGGATAACTCCTATGTCATTGTGTCTTTGAGCCTCCAAGATTTAACCATTTGCGGCTATTTCAGCTTCTACATCACTCATCCCTAACCGCTTGAATGATTCCTTTAACGCTTCCTTATCCTTCTCAGGACTTGGCGTTGAATCCCCCAATCCCTTCACTTTACCGCTCTCAGTAAGTTTGGCGATGTAGTCTTTCTCTGCGGTTATCGCTTCCTCTATACCTTCGGCGGATTCCAAATCCTTGAACCTCTCCAAGATACGTTCTTTAGCAGCTTCGGGTAACTCAGCTTTGTCAACTGCTTCTTTTACGATAGCACTTGCATCAGCCTTCGCTTTAACCTTGACCGCTTCAGCCTCCTTGGTTAGAAGTTCGTCCCTCTCTGTGGTAAGTGTCGTTATAGTTCCCTCTAATTCTGTGACCTTTTCCTCTAGTTCCATTTTAGCTTTGACCTCCTGTAGTATTTCTGTCCGAACATCTGATTCTAGTTCCTTAACCAAGTCAGGACGTGTTTCTCTTAAAGTCGATATATCTATTAAATCAATATCCTTACATCTGTCTGATTCGTAGAATGTGACAATACCTCCAGCCCCAGGCTCGGTTACAAAATCAACCGACCTAGCTGCAACTAGCTTCTCGATTATCAGAGTGTCCTTGCCGTCAATTTGACCCTTCGATGCACTACCTACAGCGTTAATCGATATGCCCATTTCACTAAGCATACCTTTATCTCTCAGTGTAGCTAACTGCAACATCAGCCAAGGTGCGACAATCTCTGCTATTCCAGTAACTACTCCGTTATCGTCAACTGCTACCTCAGACAACGTAGCCACCCAGTCCTTAATCGACCGCTCAGGACGTTCCGCATCCTCCGCTTCTGTAGGATGGTCTGCATACATCTTATGTCCTTCGAATACCTTGTAATCTCTTTTCAACATTTCAGCAGGATAGTATCTATCTTCCGTTGCATTGAATCCTGGCTTGATTACGATAACCGTTGCCCTGCCTTTGTCAAACTTGGCCTCGGTCAAAGGAACATAAGCGTTTAATATCTCCCTTGTTTCTACCTCTTTAATCCACTTGCTCATATCATCATCTTCAACGCCTAATTTTTGATACTCAGAGCGTATTTTACGCTTGGCAACCGAGGAGTCCGTTAAGACAATCTTCTGCCCGTTATATCCCCCTGGAGATAACATGGCTGAAATCTTACCCAGTTGGAATTTAGTAACACCCTTGTCGACAGATTCCCATAACCTGAGTTTCCATGTAGACGAATCTTCCGTATCTGGAGTGTAGGCGTATGCTTCCATCGGATACTTAATATCACCCTCTACCTTCACTAATGCTTGATTTTTAAGCCATTTCAGCGTGCTGTCTGCCTCTTTAACTGCTTTGGCTACCTTCGCTACCTTTTCATCGTCTATGTCCTCATTTGATAATAGTTCTTGGCACAGTTCGACAATCTTCTTAATCCTGCCAGAGTCCAGCGAAGCGTTACGCCTGCCTACTTCTTGGATTATCTCTGAGTATTTTGATTGTAATGCTTCTATTGGTTCATAGGTTGTTTTACGCATAACCTTTTCAGGCTCGCCAAATTCAATCACGCCGTCAGCATTTTCCGTATATGTCATTCTATAATTCTGTCCATCAATGTCATAGATAATCTCAGTGTCAAAAACATCCTCAATATAAACATGCTCAGGCTTTGGTTGTGCATCATTGGAAACGCCGTAATAAGACATCAACGCCGATTGGAGTGCATCTCTCTTGTTGTTATCACTCAATCCACTGTCAGCTTCCTTCGCAACCCAAACACCGTCACCGTTCTTTTTGAACACTCTCTCAACAGCAGTCCAGGCTGTGGCGAAAGATTTTGGTTCTTCCTTGTACTGCTCAAGGGCAGAGTTGAACGCTTTGAGGAATATCTCCTGACCGTGTTCTGGTAATACCTTCACATTATCAGGCAGTTCGCTTATTGTCTTATACGGCACTTGACACCTCCATGTTAAGTCTTGTTGACATTTATGTTGGTATGTGTTAAATTTGATTATTAAATAAAGGAGAGTGCAATAATGAGTATTTCATTAGGTGATATAGCTGGGTCACAATTAAATAGTAACCCCAATTTTTACTTCAGACTAAGTAAACCAGAAAAAATCATAGTGTTTAATATGTTGATGGCGGACGGTAAATACTTTGATGTAACAGAACGGATAGTCAAGCAAATACCAACAGACCGTCGTGTTAGATTAAATGAGAATAATGACCTTGAAATCGAATCACTAATTAAATAAAGGAGAGTGAAATGAGAAACGAAGATAACATATTATTGGAATTGAGTTACGAAAAACCTGTATGTATGCCTGCTGGTGAATACGATATATCTCTTATCATCAATGGGGAAGAATTGTTATATCACCACAAATCAGACAAGGAACAAATAGCAAAAGGATTGTATGTCGTAGAAGGATAAGGAGAATTAAATGAGTACAGTAAGTAGGATACTAGCAGGTGCTGGATTATGGATGCTTATAACCAATACAATGATGCTGTCCCAAACAGAGCCATCATTAGAGAGGCTTATGTATTATGGTATAGGCTTTATTGCAGCAGGATTACTATTAATGTTTTACGATAAATAAGCGTCTATTTCTTCAACAAAGCAGGCGCTAATGCACACTCACAGTTAGGATGAGCAGGAGGCGCCATATCACCACTAGAAAATGCCTGACCTACAGGTATAACTCCGTCTGCTTCATTTGCTAGACAAATATCACATGGTTGATTAACTACCCACTCTTTACCCTCAATGCCCATATCTTTCATGCTATCCAATGATGCTTGGCTTAACGCATCTGATGTTTCAGTTCGTGCAATCATCATAGCCCTTGAATCTAAAGTAAGTCCTTTTATATCCGATGGCGCGCCCCTAGCCATCCAGTTTAATCTACGCTTAATGTCGGTCTTAATTCCAGGTACACCACGCTTGTTTTTTATACCATCTGAGATTACTTGTGATATCTGTTTTCTAGTTTCCTCGTTAATACCGTCTACCAACTTAACATTAGAGATATGACTTCTGGCATACTTGATAGCTGCCTCAGATGGTATCGTATCAAATCCTGTAATCAGTTCTGCACTGACTGCCCACCTTCCCATTTCACCATACCCTGCCTGATATGTAGTAGATATGGCATCTAATAATATAGCAGTCAACGCAACGGTAAATGTAGCCAGTAGAGGGTCTATGGCTTTCCTTTCATCAGACGCCTCACTCTCGGTAACGTACTTGTTATAAATCTTATCTATACTGGAATACGGAAAGGCTTTCTCTAGTGACGTGAAATACTTAGCTAACTTTCTTTCTAGTTCGTCTCTTTTTCTTACGTTCGCTGGGCTGTTTGGGTTGGCTGGGATTTCCGCTTCCAGTAGATTGATTATCTCCGTTAATGTTACCATTCAGTACCTCATTAAAATCATTTAGCAGTTCTATCTCTGCATCGCACTCACCAGTACCGTTACAATCAGGGCAGCCACACACCCTTAATCCTATCTTGTCTAGTTCTATATACTTTCTACCGTTGCATCGACTGCATTTAGTCATTGTCTTTCTCCTTATCCGTCACCTGCTGTCAATTCAAGTCTGCGTTCCTGCATAGTCACTCCAAAGTGTTTCCTCTGATGTCCACACATCCAACAACTACAGAAGCATCTGGTCTTACGCAACATTCCCCTCATTCTTTCTCCTGTAAGTCGGTAATACTCCCTCTCGCTTAACGCCTTGTCTGCCTTATGATTAGCTTCTATCAGCCTGTTTCCTACCATCTATACTCTCCTTAATCCTCTTCTCAAACTTCTTTAATTCCTTAGACAATGCGACCTCTGGCATACTCTCATTATCTTTGGTTAGTTGGTCCAATACCTCTTGTGGATTGTTAATCCCAAGTGTCGTTAATGCCAACTGTCTAACCTCGTCTGCATACGATATGTCAGGAATAGCTTGTATCATCTTTACTATCGCATCGGCAGCCTGCATGACATCATCAGGTGCGATAGCTGGGAAGTCTATGTCTACAAACATCTTTTCAGGATCGGTTATGCCCTTCTGGTTTAGCACGAATGAAATCATATCCCGATAAGCACCTTCCCAAATAGACTGGTATGACTCAAACATCTTCACCATTGGGAGTTCTACTGTTTGTGCCGTTGCTAGGCTACCAGTTGATATGTCGCCGAAGTATTGCTCACTGATCCCAACAGCAGCACAGACTTGAAGTTTAATCATTCTCCCATCTTGGAAGGCGTTTGTCGCATTGGAGTCTGTCCTGATTGGATTAGTGTCAGATCCCATGTTCTCAAACAACACACTAGCAGCGTTCGGATTCTTGTCGTTCAATACAGCCTTCGATGTAGCAACCTGTGTAGCACCGCCTTTGGTTTTATTCTTCCAGGCGAATTTAGCCAACGCCAGCATGACGGCTATCCTCGAAGCCAGGAACTTCCTATACCACTTTATCCAATCTAACGCAGGTAAGAGTAGAGGATTGCCCCTCTGAGAAATAGTGTTAAATGGTAGATGGTAAACGAAAGCGTCCTCTGTTGATGTCCTGGACGCACCGGATGAGTCTAACGTGGCTATGTCTTTCGTATTAAATATGCTCTTGTAATAACCCGCATGAGACTTGCCAGTCGTATCAGTCCACTCACGTTTGTATAATCTGACATCTTCCTTATCGTCTGGATTGGTTATTATCTCGGTTATCTCCAATGCTTCTATTCTTCTTATCGCTGTTTGGTCACCTATAAATATGGCAAAGAAGTTCTCGCCGTCTATCAACCCTATGTTACTAGACTTACGAACACCAGCAGCAGAGAATATACCCCTGTTAGCAGGGTTATCCCATATGCTCGCTAAAACAGCCTTTGTCCCATCCTCTTGTGTCGATGCGGTGATACCAGAGCCGAAGGTATAATCAGTCCACAGGCGAATAGCCTGCTTACCTAGTGGGTCTTTGACGGCGTATAACTGCGACCACTTGATATTGTTTATACGTTCAGCACCAGTAATAGCACCATTCACGCCTGATAGGTTAAGCCAGCCCTCATCTTCTAAAGA